GTGATCTCATGAAGCAAATGAAACCTCTTCTTGATATGGTCTGGCAGGCAGCAGGATCTCTAGGCTCTCCAAACTTTAATGATGCAGGTGATTGGATTCCTCCTACGTATTAAAAAGTTAGCTTTTAGATTCGACTCGATAAGTTAACTTACCTCCGTCAAAACCCGGCTCCTGTTCGCAGGAGGCCGGGTTTTTTGCTTTTTATCCGCACGATTTCGATTTGCAGAACTCTTCTGCCGAATCTGCCGAACGTGTTGCAGAACCCGCCTTGAAATACTTCAAGCACTGGTTAGCGCTGCTATCAAGCCGCACGAAACAGGGCCTTTTTTACCTTCAAGGAGACTCAATTGCAACACTCAGAACCCGTTATTCGGCATCTCAACCAACGGCAGCTTGCCGAACGTTGGGATCTCAGCGAAGCCACCCTTGAGCGCTGGCGCTCTGATGGCATCGGCCCTATTTTTCTCAAACTGCAAGGCCAGGTTCGTTACCGGATCGAAGACATCGAATCCTTCGAAGCCGACAGCCTGCGCAAGAGCACTTCTGAGCGTGAAGTAGCTCGAGGTGCAGCATGAGTACCCCGACAACCTTCACGCCTGAACAGGTTTTAGCCACTCCGGCCGGCACCCTAGCGCAGCAACCCTCCGAACTGCTCTTTAGCTTTAAAACTGCTGCGGCCGATCTTTTGACCGATGCCAAATCGCTGTGTGATCACATTGATCAAGCCATCGATTTCAAGTGGAACGAACGGGCTCGCTTTCTGCGCCACGAGGTAGACAAAGACACAGGCGTTGTGCATTTCGATGATGGCAACGTGCGTATCACTGCTGATCTCCCGAAAAAAATCGAATGGGATCAGACGCGCTTAGCTGAAATCGCGCGCCGTATTAGCGAGAGTGGTGACGACCCTAAGCAGTACGTCGAAATCACCTTCCGCGTGAGTGAAACCAAGTTTAACGCCTGGCCGGACACGCTTAAGTCCTCTTTCAACGCTGCCCGCACAGTGAAAACCGGGAAGCCTTCCTATCGTCTTGCCCTAATCAAGGAGTAACGCTATGTTTTTCAGAAAAGCTGCCATCGATAAGCTTCGTCAACGTGCTGAATGGGGCATGCGCGACCTGCCCGACACTATCCGTGTTCCAGCCTTGGAAAGCTATCGACCCCACGAAGTCGTTATCGCATTACAAGAGTCCACATTGGATGATCTGGCATTCTCCATGATCGGCATTGAAGCGCAAATCGCAGAAATGCGCCGTCCACTGGTTGGCTTGCGTGAACTGTACGAGCAAGCGCGCAAACGTGGCGGAGTGGGCTCGAACACCGTGTCTGAAGTGTTTTTACAAAATCACTTAGCGGAGGTGATCAAATGAGCTTGCCCATCATTACGGCCGACCAGCGCCTGGCTGAACGACGTGGCGTTAAAGGTGTGTTGGTTGGTAAATCCGGCATAGGAAAAACCTCGCAGCTCTGGACTCTCAACCCCACCTCAACACTGTTCTTCGATCTGGAAGCTGGTGACCTCGCTGTTGAAGGCTATGCCGGAGACACTATTCGCCCTCGTACCTGGCAGGAATGCCGTGACTTCGCTGTTTTTATTGGCGGTGCTAACCCGGCACTGCGAGAAGACCAGCCTTACAGCGAAGCACATTTCAGCGCCGTTTGTAAACGTTTTGGAGACCCGGTCGCACTCGACAAATATGACACCGTGTTCGTGGACTCCATCACGGTTGCAGGGCGCTTGTGTCTGCAATGGTGTAAGGGGCAACCGCAAGCTTATTCTGAAAAAACTGGCAAGCCCGACAACCGTGGAGCCTATGGCTTGATGGGTCAGGAAATGATCGCCTGGCTGACTCATCTGCAGCACACCCGACGCAAGAATGTCTGGTTCGTCGGCATCCTCAATGAGGCCTTAGACGATTTCAACCGCCGGGTTTTCTCTCTGCAGATCGATGGCTCCAAAACTGGGTTGGAGTTACCCGGCATCGTCGATGAAGTCATCACACTGGCCGAGGTCAAGGCTGACGATGGCAGCAGCTATCGCACCTTCGTGTGCCACACCCTCAATCAGTGGGGTTACCCGGCCAAAGATCGTTCTGGTCGTCTGGATGCGATCGAAGAACCGAATCTCGGCCGTCTGATGCAAAAGATCGCCGGCCCTGCCCGACCTGCGACCGAACGTCTCGACTTTGCACGGCCACCCGTAGCTGCCGACGAGTCCGCCCAACCCAAAACTCTATCTACTATTTCTTTTCAGGAGCCCTAATCATGACTTTTTTCGATTTCAATTCAGCTGCCGAGCAAGCTAACTACGATCTCATTCCCAAGGGCACCATTGTGCGCGTTCGTATGACCATCAAACCAGGCGGTTATGACGACGCTTCTCAAGGCTGGACTGGCGGCTTTGCAACCTGTAGCCAGACGACAGGCTCGGTGTATCTGAACTGTGAGTTCGTGGTACTCGATGGTCCTTTCGCTAGACGCAAGATGTGGTCACTCATTGGTCTCTACAGCGCCAAAGGTGCCGAGTGGACCAATATGGGACGTACTTTCATCAAAGCCATCCTCAATTCTGCGCGTGGCATTAATCCGAGCGACAACAGTCCAGCAGCACAGAATGCTCGCCGCATCAGCGGATTCGCTGATCTGGAAGGCATCGAATTCATTGGCAAGGTCGACTGGGATAAGGATCAGAACGGTCAGGACAAGTGCGTCATTAAATCCGCCATTACTGCGGAACATAAAGACTATGCCGCCTACGTGAACGGCTCAGCACCCTCTGTATCCCCAGCGCCAGGAACACCGACTGTCAACGCCTATGCACAGGCGACCGGACGCTCGCCGGTTCCGGGTCGTCCCAGCTGGGCGCAGTAAGGGAGAGCGACCATGATCCTTCGCCCCCGCCAAACGATGCTTGTGCAGAGGACCCTTGCGGCTCTCGGCAAGCATGGCAATACCCTGGCCGTTGCACCAACTGGATCGGGCAAGACCATCATGCTGTCGGCTGTGGCCGGCAGTCTGTTGGCTGAGCCCGATGCCAAGGCCTGCATTCTGGCTCACCGCACTGAGCTAACTGGTCAAAACCGCGCCAAGTTCGAACGCGTCAATCCAGGTCTAAAGACCTCGGTCTATGACACCAATGAAAAATCCTGGGATGGGCACGCCACATTCGCGATGGTGCAGACACTATCGCGTAAAGCTAATCTGGATAAGATGCCAACGCTGGACCTGTTGGTAATCGATGAGGCGCACCATGCTGTCTCGCCCAGCTACCGCGAAGTCATCGATCAGGTGCTAGTGAAAAATCCCAAGGCTGCAATCTGCGGCTTGACTGCCACCCCAAACCGAGGCGACGGCAAGGGACTGCGTGAAGTATTCAGTAACCTAGCCGACCAGATCACACTGGGTGAGATGATCGCAAGCGGTCATCTGGTGCCGCCCAAAACTTATGTGATCGATGTCGGCACGCAGGAGGCGCTAAGCAAGGTGCGTCGCACTGCGATTGACTTCGATATGAACGAAGTCGCCTCCATCCTTAACAAGACGCTGATTACCGAGTCCGTCATTAGTAACTGGAGGGATAAGGCGATTGATCGCAAGACCATCGTGTTTTGCTCAACGGTCGAGCATGCCACCGATGTGTGTAGTGCCTTCAATCACGCTGGCGTTCATGCCGTATTAATTCATGGCGAATTGGTTGATGCCGAACGCAAACAACGACTGGCAGCGTTTGAAAATGGTGATGCCCAGGTAGTGGTTAACGTCGCTGTGCTCACTGAAGGCTACGATTACACGCCAACGTCCTGCGTGGTCCTGCTGCGCCCGAGTTCCTACAAATCCACTTTCATTCAGATGGTGGGCCGCGGACTGCGTACCGTCGATCCGCATGAATTTCCCGGAGTACTGAAGAGCGATTGCATCGTCCTGGACTTCGGCACAGCCAGCCTGATGCATGGAGCACTGGAGCAAGAAGTTAATTTCGACGGCCACAACCGCGATGGTGATGCGCCCACTAAGGATTGCCCGGAGTGTGGCGCCATCGTGCCGCTATCCGTGAGGGCGTGCCCGTTTTGCGACCATGTGTGGGAGCGCTTGGAAAACTCTGAATGCGACGTCCTCGATAAGTTCATCATGAGTGAGATTGATCTGCTCAGTAGTTCGAACTTCCGCTGGTGCGATCTCTTCGGTAGCGACGATGCACTGATGGCCACGGGCTTCAATGCCTGGGGTGGCATCTTCTTCATGAACGGTCGATGGCACGCAATAGGTGGCGGCAAGGGACACAACACTCGCTTGCTGGCCATCGGTGAGCGCACCATCTGCATGGCCAAAGCTAACGACTGGTTAAACGATAACGAGTCTGAAGACTCTGCTTACAAAACGCGTCGCTGGCTTAACGAAGCGCCCACGCCTAAGCAGTTGCAATACCTACCCGCTGAACTACGTACGGACTTTGGTCTGACACGTTATCAGGCTTCAGCGCTACTTTCCTTTCGCTTCAACCGCCATGCGATTGTCCGGCTGGTCAATGCGGCCAATGACGCGCAGTCCCATCCATCGATGGAGGCAGCGTGACATGCGCAATATGCCACCGCAAGGCCAAAGGATACGGCTGGTTCAACGCGCACGTACCCCGCACAGATCCCTCGCGCTACAACGACAAGTGGGTGTTCTGCTCCCGCCGCTGTCAGTCAGCGTTCTGCAACCTGATGACGAAAACGGAGGGAAAAATGATTGATCCCAGTGATATGGAAATCGCAGCCATGCAGTCGTGCCTAGGGCCGCTAGGCCAGTACGTCAGCGCAATTGGTATGCAAAAGCCACTAGCCGACTACACCAGGGAAGAAGTGCTCTCGCTTATCGAGGTAGTCGTGACCGTCTATCAAGATTGCATGATTGAGGAACACGAACGTATGACAGCCCAGGACTGCCTATCTCTTGATCCCCATCTTAGATCTCCAGCCGAAACGCGGCAGCAAGGACGGACATGATGCTGGACTTTAATCATCGTCCGACATTTCACGAGCAGGTCAGCGAACTCATTGACGGTGCGCTGGCATTGGAGCGCGATGCGCAAACTCCGCGTGATTATTTAGGAGCGTCCCGTCTAGGCGTGACTTGCGAGCGCGCGCTTCAATATGAGTACACCCGCATACCGACAGATCCGGGACGTGAATTTTCAGGGCGTGTATTGCGCATCTTCGAGGTCGGCCACGTGCTGGAAGATTTAGCCATTCGTTGGCTCCGCTTGATCGGCTTTGATCTCTACACTCACAAGCCACAAGGCGGTCAGTTCGGCTTCTCGGTAGCAGGTGGTCGCATCAAGGGACACGTCGACGGTATCGTGAATGGCGGCCCGGCGA